TTTAATATACTGAGGTGTAGGTTTACCTGCTTTATATTTTTTAATAAATTGTTGGTAAAGTTTTTTATTAGCTGCAGTTTTAAGAAGTTCATATGGACTTCCCTTTTGAACTATCATTTGTTTTGCTTCTCTCTAATTTCTAGTTAATAAAATTATATGAACGAACTTTTCCACCGTGTTTCATTGAAGAACCTAATTGTTGTTTTTTTAGACTTTCTGCACGCTTTTGTTTTACATCAGTTACACCTAAAGCTTTATATAATGTATTTCTTTCTCTTCTTGAAAGTTTCTTTATTATTTTTGCATCTTTCTTGCTTAGATCTGTTACTTCACCTGCTTCAGATATACTCCATTTGTTAGGACCCCACTTTAAAATTTTATGTTTTGGAGAATAGGGTCTTTTTCCACCTTGAGTTCCTCGTAATTTCTCTATAAGTGTCGCTCTCGGTTTAAGTGTATTTTTCTTTCCATCTATTGCCATTGTTTTGCTTTCCTCTAGTTTCTCTGTTAATAATAAATAGGAATCCTTATATGTTATCAAAAGGTAGGCATAGAGATTGACTCTATTTTATTCAATAGTCCCTTAGAAATAAGGGATGCACCATAGTTATGAAAACTAATTGGTGCTGAACCTACCTTTCGCCCCAGATGGGGAACTGGTTA